CTTGGGTATAGTGGTCTTCTCAGCTATGCAATGACGAAGACATACATTGAAGATATTGACTTCTTACTTTCTACAAATAAGCAGATTAGATATAACAAGAGAAATAACCGCCTCTACTTAGATGTTGATTGGGGTGCAATCTCTGCAGGAACATACATAGTCATTGACTGCCAAAGAATCATGGATCCTGCTAATTATGCAGGTGTTTACAATGATTCTTTCCTTAAGAGATATTTTACATCTAAGGTCAAAAGGCAGTGGGGACAAAATCTCATCAAGTTCCAAGGTGTTAAACTCCCTGGAGGTATTGAGTTAAATGGCAGACAAATCTACGAGGATGCTGTACAAGAGTTACAGATGATCGAAGACAAGATGCTTTCCACATACGAAATTCCACCCCTTGATCTTATTGGATAATGGCGCTAAATCCTTTCTTTCTTCAAGGATCTCCTGATGAACAGCGGCTGATGCAGTCGTTGATTGACGAACATTTGTCTATGTTTGGAGTTGATGTATATTATATACCTAGAAAAATGATTGATACGGATGATGTGCTTGGAGAAGTACAGTCATCCAAATTTAATGATGCATACATTATCGAAGCATATCTGAACAACTTTGAGGGATATGCTAAGGGCAGTGATATCATGACTAAATTCGGTATCAATTTACAGAATGAAATTACACTGACAATCTCTAGAGAAAGATACGAAGATTTCATTGCACCTTTTATTGTTACACACAACGCCAAAAATGCAGGAACAGATGTCCTTCTAGGTGAAAGACCTAAAGAAGGAGATTTGATTTTCTTCCCATTGGGCGAAAGACTTTTTGAGATCAAGCATGTAGAGCATGAGAATCCGTTCTATCAGCTTGGAAAAAATTATATCTATGAATTGCAGTGCGAACTCTTCCGCTACGAAGACGAGCAGTTCGATACGAATGTATCCTTCGTTGATGAGAGAGCACTGGAAGAAGGAGAGGTCACAACTGTAGCTCTTGCAGGTATCGGTTCCACAGCACTTGCTCTTGTAGACTCCTTTGCTAGCCAAGGTGCATTACAACAGATCTTCTTGAATGATGATGGATATGGATATACATCCGCTCCGTCTGTGGTTATTGGTCAATCTCCTGCTGGTGTTACTTCATCTAGAGCAACAGCATTTGCGTTCACTACAGAGAGATCTGGTCTATATTCAGTCGATCAACTTGTTCTACAGAATCCTGGTTTTGCATATACGGAACCACCACCATTCAGTTTTGGTGGACCTGGTGTAGGTGCTGCTGCTACATCTTCTCTTACAAATAGTGGTATCACATCAATCCGTATTACGGATACTGGTACAAACTATTTCCAACCACCCACTATTACTATTCAACATCCTTCTGCTGTCGCCATCGGAACGACAGGAACTGTAGGATCTAAACCTGGTCAGGTTCAAGCAACTGCAGTTGCAACATTAGATGGCAATGGTATCAGTAGAATCTTCCTGACTAATGCTGGATCTGGATATGAAGCTGTTCCACTGATTACAATTGGAGATCCTCTATCTTTGGGTGTTGGAACTTATTTCTTCAACGAAAGAGTCATTGGATCTCAATCTGGAACAGAAGCTTTTGTAAAAGAGTGGAACGAAGTTGAAAGAAAACTAAAACTCTCAATAAATAATGGAGTATTCTTCCCTGGTGAGTTCATAACAGGAACCGCATCATCTGCCAGATATCAAATTCTGTCTCACACTGGGATTGACACTACTAGTCCATTCACTCTTAATGATGAATTTGAGATTGCGGCAGATAACATTCTCGACTTCACAGAGAAAAATCCATTTGGTAACTTCTGATGTTAGGAACATATTTCTATCATGAAATCCTCCGTAAAACGGTGATCGCTTTTGGCACACTGTTTAATGATATTCATGTGCAAAAGACAGATAGAGACGGATCTAATGTTATCAGTGATTTAAATGTCCCTCTTTCTTACGGACCAAAATCGAAGTTCTTAGCAAAGATTTTACAGCAGGCAGATTTAAATAAGGCAACGGCAATTACATTGCCAAGAATGTCATTTGAAATGAATTCTATTACATATGATCCTAGTAGAAAAACATCAGTAACAAAAACATTTAAAGCTGTAGATACATCAGATAACGATAAGATAAAAAAAGTATTCTTACCCGTTCCATATAATGTTGGGTTTGAATTGAATATCATGTGTAAGTTAAATGATGATGCTCTACAAATCATCGAACAGATCTTACCATTCTTTCAACCATCATTTAATGTGACTGTTGACTTGGTAGATTCTATTGGAGAGAAAAAAGATATCCCAATCATCCTAGAAAATATTTCATTTAGCGATGAATATGAAGGCGATTTTTCGTCTAGAAGAGTTCTAACATACACACTTACATTCCAAGCTAAGACATATCTCTTTGGTCCAATTGCTAAGAGCACTGAAGGTCTCATCCGTAAGGTTCAGGTTGATTACTACGGTGACACTGATAAGCAAGTTGCTAAGAGAGAAATGCGCTATACAGTTGTTCCTGATCCAATTGACGCAGAAGCAGATGATGATTTTGGATTTAGTGAGACCGTACAAGACTTTGCAGATGGTAAGGTCTACAGTCCTACTAGACAGGAGGATGTATGAACTTCGATAAGATTGATGAGACACTCAATACAACTAGTGAGACAGTAGATATTCAACCAATCGTTGAAGAATCTGCCGTCACAAAACCTAGTGAGAACAAAGATGTGCAAAAAGATTATGAGTATACTCGTGGTAATTTATATTCTTTAATTGAGAAAGGTCAAGAGACTCTCAATGGTATTATGGATCTAGCAGATCAAACACAGTCTCCTAGAGCCTATGAGGTTGCAGGTCAGATTATTAAGAGTGTTGCTGATACAACAGACAAACTCCTTGACTTACAAAAGAAATTAAAAGATATTGATGAGGAAAAGAAAGGTCCGACATCAGTAACAAACAATGCGATGTTTGTTGGATCCACCGCAGAACTACAGAAAATGCTCAAGGAAATGAACAAAAATTCTAAATAAAGTCAGAGACATTCTCTGACATGGCAGAACCTACACCTAAGAAGAAGGAAGATAAGTTTGAGTGGGCAGATGAAGGCGTATCCACTCTTGTTCGAGTTATTATTCTTGCTTGGTCAGCATCAATTTTGACTCTTAATTATGTAACCGTTCCTGGTATTCCTCAAAAAAATATTGATCCAACTTTCATAGCCAGCGTTTTTACTGGGACTTTAGCTACTTTCGGGGTTGTTCCGACCAAAAAGAAAGAAGAGAAGACTCCAAGCTTACAAGAAAAGGATAAGAAGGATACTGTCTGATTATAAATATTATTATGCACTTATCCGTAACATGTCAATCGGATCCTACTCTGATATCAATTCTTTCCTAGCGGAAGCAAAGAAGAAAAAGGTCACAACCACAGCTGATTTTGAAGCTGAAAAGGTTGATGATTCTTGTGTGAAAATGAATGAGGGTTCTGCAGCATGGCAGAAAAGTGAAGGTAAGAATAAGTCTGGTGGTCTGAACGAAAAGGGACGCAAGTCATATGAGCGTGAGAACCCTGGTAGCGATCTCAAAGCTCCTTCTAAGAAAAAAGGTAATAAGCGTCGTGCATCCTTCTGTGCAAGAATGAAGGGTATGAAAAAGAAACTCACTTCTGCAAAGACTGCAAGTGATCCTGACAGCAGAATCAATAAGTCCCTCAGAGCTTGGAATTGCTGATATGCAAGTAGTAAAACTTTTAGGCGAATCAACACAAGTAAATGCAGGATCTGGGTCCTCAGTTCCTGGATCTGTTAATGGTAGTCTTGGATCTGCCGTAGGTGCTGAGTATGTAATGCTCCAACATAGTCATAGCTCTGACCGTTTAGTAGAAGTAAGAACTGGTGCTGGAGTTACATATGGTAGTGTGCATTTGACAGGAAAAGATCCAATCATTGTCCACAAAGCACGAACTGATTTGGTTTATTCTTCTGCATCTGATGTTTATGCAACCTCAGTTTCATATCAGGGGTAACTTAAACTACCTGACAGATCTCTAAATAGACCTATAATGTATCAGTAAGATACTCATAGGAGACCTCTACATGTCTGACAACGAATTTTCAGATTTCAAACTAGAGCGCAAAGAATGTGAAAAGTGCGGAGCAACATGGATTAATGGACAACATGTCTGGCGTGGCACTGGCGGTTCATCTCAGTCTAGTGAGCTTGACCTTGCTGGTCTTGTTTGTAATAAACTAGGCAACCACCAATGCATCAACCCCAAGAAAGGACAAGATGGGGGTCAGACTTGGGAATATAGAATGGGATTTATTGACGGAGCAATGAAGG